TACGCCACCGACAACGATACGCTCTGCCGTGTAGACCAAGGAGTCTGCGGCCTGCCAAACCAAGTTGAAATTGTGCTGCATCTCAGACCATACCGAATCATACTCATCACCATCATCATCAAACGGGTTCCAGTCAATCCCTCTCAACGCGGTCATTTTTTCCCTCAACGCCTCAACGCCTAAATCTTCGAGTAAGAAGACCACGATCTCATTGAGGTCGATCTCTACTTTTGGGCTCATTTTAATTCTCCTTTAAGCTCTTTCATTCTTAAGAACACCTTATCAATATAAGGCTGATTCTTAAATGTACCATCATCATATTTCCTTGGTGAGCCTTGGTTGTAAGCGCTCACGCCTCCATCTATTCCGTACTTATGGATCATAGAGCTTAGATACAGACAACCATAATGTAGGTTGTCTGGTATGTCTAACAGACAGTTAAGCCAAGGCTTGTCACAACCCAGCTCTCTTGCTGTAGCGCCCATGATCTGCATACAGCCCCACGAGGTTGATTGTTGCATCTCTTCAGTTGCTTTAGTGCACATAGGGTTGATAAACTCATAAAGCCATCTATAGTTTGGCTCGTATCTCATCGCCCTTGCATCATTGTTAGACTCAACAAATATAATTGCACGAACTAGATCTGGATCTAAATTAAATTGCCTCGCCTTCTTATTTATAAACCCTTCATTCATCACCCTAGCCTCCCTTTGATTTCAGCTATTGCTTTCTCTATCTCATTAAGAGTATGATCGACCTTATTGGCGTGATGGTCAAGGGTTTTTTTAAATTCTTTACACTTCTCTCTTGTTTCATCATAGGCCGTTGTGCCTTTTTTGGCACGGAGAAATTTCACAAACCCATACCACGCAACAGCTAAGCCAGTAAATATATCCCTAAATGCCTCCCATCCGAGGCTATTGTTTTCCATAAACCTTCTCCCAGTGTCGAGTGCGTGGTTCGCCGTCTACTATCTCCACCCATCCAACAACGCTCTTTTTATGAAGCGTATGTCTCATGTTTTTGTATTCTATTTTACTTGTGTCAAACATACAACCCCCGTCAATCGCGTAGTGCGCCTTGTCGCTATCGCTTGTTACGCTTCCGAGGTGGTGTTGATGCCCGCAACAGATATTTATATCCTTCATCGCTGACAGCCTGCTGGCTACGCGGCCAACAATCGATGAGTAGTTCTTTTGATGAGTGAACAACCAGTCGCCCGTAGGACCACCTTCCATAATAGCATAAAACCTCTCGGTTATAATACACTTATTAAGTAGGTTTGGGAGCTTGTTGCCTTCTCGATCAGTCCAATCGTCATCAGGGCAGAGGAACATTTTCCATACGGATTTTATCCCTAACCGCTGATCCAGCCTAGCCATGATCCTGTCGTCATGATTACCTTTAATAATTATGATCTTATCAAAGACACCACACAAGGCGTGCATAATGTCATAGATAACTCTCTCGTGATACTTGACCTCTTGTATGGTTGACGGGGCACTCATGCTTGCGTAGTAACTACACCAATCAAAATCCAAAGCGTCACCGTTGAGTACCAGCGTTTTAATGTCGAGCTCTTTAGCTCTAACTAACATATCAATCAAGGCCTGTTTATGTATGTATGGCATATGGCTGTCGCCCATTACAATGCAGTCGCTATAAGGTAAGATCAGCTCTTCCGGTAAAGTGTTCTCAACTTCCGGTATATCAAGCTCATATTTAATCATCTCGCTAAGTATCCTGACGATACTGTTAAGGGTTTGGTGTAAGCCAAACTCACGTTTGATTGTTTTAGCAGCGGCTAACCTTGTTACGCCCTTATTTCTTATTAGATCACTAAAAGCCCTTGCGTGTTCCGTGTTTAGGAATGGCTTTCTGGTCATCTTAACAAACTTGTTAAGGCGTAAACAACTCCCGCTAGCGCAAGTAATAAGCCGTCAAGGCATCTTCTTTTAATTATCATTCTCCACCCGACCATGGGTCGTTAAGATCGTAGTCTGTGTCCCATACTTTATAGGAATCATTCTCTAGCCAATTGCCCTGGCTGTCTCTGCCGCGGTCAGAGGCAGTTGCTACATTATGTATATATATTCCAAGCTCATACCCAATATCTTCCCCGCGTTCCCATGAGTAATGGCTATCATTAACACTGCCACCATAGGCTAACGTATTATTGCTATCAACGTCAGTTAAATAATCAAACCATGGCCAGTATCTTATGTTTGGCTGGGTGTTAACCCATGTGGTTTTACACCAATCATTATAAGACGCTGAAGCGTCAGCTACCGCCTGCGTTACCTCGTCGTCATAGACCGGGTTTGCGTTTATTTGACTACGCGGGGCAAGCCCTAGATATACAAAAGTTATGTCCTGATAATTTCTAGCCCAAGAATCAGCTATATTGAGCATAATCTGTTGAGCTGCCGTGTAATATTCTAATATACTCTCTGCCCCATCATGCCCATCATCATCTCCGTCGTCAGGGTCGTGACCAGCGGTGCGAAACCCATAATAATTATTAGCGTTACCATTACTCGCCCCACTAGATGATGAGGTCCCCCACCACTGTGTGGTTTGGTAGCTGTTTTTGATGATAACAATATCTTGATCTTCGACTATGCTCGCCCGTAGATCCGCAAAGTCACTATATTCTTGATGTTGGTCATCCCATATCTTTTCAAGCACTGTGGGGTAGTTCCCAGGAGGGGTCCCTGAGTTAATCACCGAGCCACCGCTTGAGTCAAGGGCTCTATATTGGTCATTGCTACTATCTCTTATCATAAGGTTGTTATGGTTAGAGCCAAAATCATCTCTGTCTTGCTGAAAAAGCTCTACAGTTTCCGGAGAGGTGATATTTATTGAATCCATAGCCACCCACATCTGCCAATTACTAGATTCCCATCCGGGAACACCAGAGCCGCCTGAGCTTGGGTCTCTGTTCCCAACCAACCTAGCCCCCATGCTGTGGTGTGTAAACATTACATTAAATAAATTAGCTTGTGTTTGCCCAACTAGATTGATCCCATCAGATATATCAAATGTGTTAAGCCCTTCATCCATAAACTGAGCATAAACCATCTTATGCCCATCCCCAGGTAGGAGTTCCCAGCTATAATTATCATCGTAATTATGCCAGGCTGAATAAATCAACCCGTCATTAGAGAACCGCATCATCAGATTTTCCTGGCTTGTTTCATTATCTGTAATATAAGAATAAAGTGTGACTGTAGAACTACTAGTTTCTGGATCATTGTTATTTATTACAAACGTTCCTTGCGGCGGAGTAGTGTCCGCGCCTGACACTAATATAATATCATCCTGGACTATCACACTATTATAATTTAAATCCCTGAACCTAGCGTATACAATTTTTTCCCCTAAACCTTCACTTAACTCCCATGTTTTAGTCCCTCTATAATTCTCCCACGGGCTCCAGTTAGCTAGAGAATTAGCGAAGCACATGTCCATTAGGTTGGCATCCGTTATATAATTAGTGATTACAACAACAGGGTTATTAGTCTGCGCTGCATCATTATTTATCTCGATATAACCGAGCGGAGGATCAGTGTCAGACCCCTCTGGAGGGATGTATTCTCCAGCGACACCAGAACCGCCCCCTATAGATGAGGGCCGGTCCCCACCAACAAATATCTGGGCCCACAAGAGGGCTGGTAGCATCACTATTACTAACATGCTTTTTATCATTACTACTCCTTTATGTAAACCTCTAGGTACGGTCTATAGCTATCGTCCCAATTTATATTCCCAAAGACCAGCAGCGCCGACCCCACCCTTTCGCCAAACAACAAGAAGCCGCCCTCGTTCTCTCCACCTGCCCAGGCCTGAACTTGCTCAGTAACATTAAAAGTAAGCTCCGCCTCGTCTAGCACAGAGGTAATGGTTGTGTCTGTGGCTACCCCCCAAAAGTCATCATGCAAGCCAAACGGATAACTGGTTCCAAGCCCACCATGCGTGACCGGGTTGTATTCATATATCGGGGGCTGCCATAAAAGAAAAGAATCTCTTTTATAATAATCATAGCTAACATTAGATGATGTTGGTGTTGAATAGTCAACCCAGTCATCTATATCACCGCCAATAAGCCCAACGATGTCCATATATAAAGGCTCGCTTCCATAATCTTGCGCGGCCCATCCAGTTAATCTAATATGGAGAGTGGCTTTTATTACATCCCTGCCCAGCAATTCATCAGACACATTAAAATCAATTAAAGCCCCTATCTCAGAATATTCTAGTATAGGCCACCCATTTGAGCTAGCCTTGAATCTCAATGGGCTTGATGTTGGTCTGGTTCCTGTAGTGGTGGCTGAATTTAACTCACCGCTACCACCAACACTGTTAACCCTAGTTATATTGTCTCCCTCTGGGATTGAGCTCATTGTTGATGAATTACTGAATACAATACATTTTATAACTAAGCTGTTGGCGGATGAAACGCTACTAGCTCGCGCTTCATGTCTTGGCCCAATAGACTTAGCCCCGCCTAGTGGTTGTTGATTAAACGAGCCAATGCCTTCTAAGGCTTGTGTATAGGCCAAGACTGGTATTAAGGCGAATAGTATTAGTAGACGGATCATCGCATTACTCCCAGTAAATTTTAACAGTTCCACCTTCTACACTTGACACCCACGCGCCGTGACAACCAAGATCCTGGAAGTTGACAGGCAAATCTCCCGTTAAAGAGAACGTTGTGTCTGCGCCAGATATGCCGAATGAATAAGGCTGAACCCTCTCAATATAGTCTTCAGTCTTCTTGGCGCTATAGTACCAGAAACTAATCCCTATATCTCCCTGAGAAGAGAGCCCTACCCAGTCAGGGGCGTATGTCGTGGAAGAAACGCCACCCAACGACGAAGGTTCCACGTTTGTGTCAAAATTTGAGAACGGAACCCATAGGTTCTCCCCCGCCTCGAGTGTGACTTGCTTGAAGCCCTTGTGTTCCATAGCGCCCATTGCTGAAACTGCAATGATTAAAATTAACGCTGTGAAAAGTTTTCTATAGTTCATTTTTTCTCCTTGTTTAAAGTACGCGCCATTGCCAGTAACATCCACCATCTGTGTCGTATGACACAAACTCGTATTCCGCTCTTGCACTTACAACTATCTCATATGTTAAGGAACCGTCACTACTTCTCCGTAATTTCCCATCACCCACAAGAGATCCATTGACGGATATACGAGCTTGTGGGTGCGCTGTATTTACATATATCCTTATTCTCACTCCAGGGATAGCAGGCCTTGGTAGAAGCAAGTGCCTTACACTTGAAGCGTTAGACCAGTTCATTATGTGATACTGTTCTGTAATCGTGTCATCATTACGCATATCCTGTAAGTGTCTATCTTGAGAATAGGTCTCAAAACTATCTTTATGGGTTCCCTTGTTTGGCGCATATTTTATGTTAGCCGAGCCAGTCCCAAAAGATCCGAGAGGGAATAAATAATGGCCCATAATTGTTCCACCTAAAATATTTATACCTGCGTGTGCCGATATAAGGCCGCCAGCATCGAAAGTGGTGGTTACTCCGAGAGAGTCCATGGTTTCAAGTGGTGCGTTGACTTGTATAATGCCACTACCGCTTGACCTCTCAATGACATTACCGCTCTGGTTTCTACCGATATTCATGTCACCGATCTTCATGCCGATGCCTTCTTCGATACCCTCGCCAGTTGTAAACTTAGCTTCGTTTACAGCAATCCTGGTCTCATGGTCACTAGTTATAGTTTCGCGATCATTAGCCTCATTAACCAGCTGATTAAGCTCCTCGTTAACCTCAGAGCTTTTAATCTTAGTGTCTGGTTGGAAATCATGTTGTCTTGTTATTGTCATTTTGTCTCACTTTCATAATCCAAGAGTAGCTTCTTAGCATTCTTAATAACCGTGTCCCGGTATTTATCCATCATCTCTGGGTCGCTGGTGTATTTCTCATGTTGCTCTTCTATTTTCTCTACAACTCTCTTAGCTAACCCATTCCGTCTGGTTATCAACTCATCTATCTTGTCGCGGCGCTCATCAGGTGACATAGTGCTACTTTTTTCTATCATCCCGCCATGCTCTAACACGCTGATATAGCCATTGATCTCAGCCATCGTCTCGGCCTGTTCTGCCATAATCCCAGCAGCTCCTACCCAGAACCAGTCCTCAGCTAAAGCTGTAACCATGTCATCGTATGTACCACCACCGGATGTAATGCTATTCATCGCGCCCATAGTGTGTCGTGCCTTATTAAGATAACTATAAAACTTCTCAACGTGAACAGTCCTCCGTAGCGGAGCTGGATCAACCAGGCCTGTAATGCCCGGAGTTTCAGCAGAAACTCTCCACCAAATATAGTGCATGCTTGGGGCATTGCCATAAATTTCTGGTTTAGCCGCTCGGATACCATCAGAAATTAACTGGACCGCAAACCTTGCAAGGCCACCGCCTGCGCCCCTAATCATAAAGTCGATCTTTTTAGGCGATAAGCCCTCTTCAAAAGCCTCACCTATAAGCGGCAGATTGCGTAACTTTTTAGCCTCCGCACCAAGCTCCCTGGCTATTGCTGATGAGTTTGAGCTGTACCTCATGTGCCTCGGTAATGTCTCGTCAGTGCGGCCCTCTATTTTAGCGTCATAGAACATGTCGTAGTTCGCCGCCGCCTGCCCTATAGCTACCGGTATAGGGAATGGCAACCCACTAGGCAGAGTAGTGTGAAGAAAACCCTCTAACGAGTCTTCAATTAACCCCGGCTCATCATCGTACACATGCTGAGCAAACAGCTCTGGCAGTGTGGCAAAGATAAAGCCTAGCTCAAACGGCTTAGGGATATACCACCAGTAGTCACCAATCTTAACAGGCCAAGCCATCAGCTTAATCTCAAGCGGTATGCTCTTGTATTCCTCATCGTCTTTATATTGGTTCCAGAGGAATAGTGAGGCTGCGGCAAGCATTGCCCCTGAGCCCCATACTTTAGCCCTGTGAGACTTAGTTGTCATCCCGGTTGGGTCATATGCCAGTTTCTTAAATGTCGTATCAACGCCACCAAGTAGTGCTGAGAAGAACGGCCATAATCGGTTAGCATCTGCCGCCCACTCTCCCTGCCTCAAAAAATCAATAGAGCCCTCTACACTTTCAAACGCCGCCATTAACTGAGCGTCGCGTATTGTCATGTTGCCCTTCGCTACCTCTTTCATAAGAGCATGTAAGCGCCTGTCATATGTTGATAGTCTGGAGACGGACTCCGCGCCCTCAGATATAGTCCTTATAGCGCCAACACCGCGCTTGCCCCAGAACACAGGGTTAATTAATTGCAATAACCCAGACGCAGACAGCATATATTCTTTTTTGCCGTGCAATGATGAACGCTTAAGCTCATAAACCTCTTGCTGTGACTTCTTTTCATTAGAGCCAAGCACCTCGCGCCTAGCCTCGTTAATGTCCGAGCCGAGCATAGACCCTAGAGACCCACCGGAGTTTATCCATTGGTAAAATAGATCAGTGTTGCCTACATATTGCGCCAGCGCCTTCATAAAGTGATATGGAGTTAGCGGTAGCACGAAGTTGCCTAATATAGATGAGCCTAATATGTCTCTCAAAGGGTTACGTATTGTAAACTCTGGGGCTAAGACAGCGCCAGTCCTCAGAAGCTTAGCCCCTGACATCGCCGCCAGGAACTTCATCCAAGGGGCTGTGTTGCTTTTAGCTATATTACTCAGCACATGATATATCCCAGGGTCTACATCATATACCTCAGTCACGCCATCTCTAAGGATAGCTATACGGCCACTATCACCTATCATTCTCGCTGATGATAGCTTTAACACCATAGCAATCTGTTTGTCAGTCATTCCCTCAGTGTCAACTATATCCTCTAACTGTTCAACCGTTACGCCATGCTCACCCTTAACCACATCAGCTATATGTTGAACAATTTCAGGGGCGCTATCACCAACAGCGTCAACGATGCTTTTCTTAAACTCATTCTCAAGTGCTAGGTTAATTAAGAAGTGGGTGTTTTTGATTATTGATTCAAGTGGCGGAACACGAACTATATTTTCATCTATCTCAGATATAGGCTTCCATACAGACGCGACCCTAGTCCCGTCCTTATAGTCTGACGATGGGTTGCCATTCTCATCTAGGATAGCCAACACATGTAGAGGCACATAGTTCTTATGCATCTCAACCAGGTGGCCGTACTCCTCTTCCGAGATTAAACCAGCATCCTTAGTGTACTCAAGAACTGCATTACTGAACGCTGTGATCTTGGACGCTAATTCAGCCCATTCTGGGTGGGCCTGTAAAGCCTCTTCAACTACAGCCTCATTCTCCGCCAACACTTCAACATCAACAAACCCCTCTGGTTTAGTCTCAGCAAGATCTATAACTCTCCTAGCTATAAGATATGCGTTAAAAGCGTCAATGTCTTTTTCTTTAATAGGGCGCATTATCTTCTCGAGTGACTCTGATGTGTACTCATTTGCATTGTCCCATTTAGCGACACCTTTACCACGGAGGAAGCTATCTGCAATAGCGGTCCACCTCATCATAGTTCTTGCGAGTATAACAGGGTTAGAGGACGCGGCTAAATCACGCATCCCTTTACCTTGAATTTTCAGCGCTTTCTTAACAGCCCTGATTGCCGGCCAATGCGGATCAAGCCATTTAGTGTAGAAATTACTCACGTGATCAGCAATAGACTTCTTCCTTAGTTTCCTAGATATATCACGGGCGTTTTTGACAGCCTCTACGGCTCTTCCAAGAGCACTTTTCCTGCCTGTTCGTGAGAAGCGCTTGGCTATATCAAGAAGCTTTTGTGCTCCAGAGGAGTCTTTTACCTCAACATCGTCTTCTAAGGAGCTCGCTGTGTTATCCCCATACTTGTTTCCAAGCTTTTTAGCCTCAGCTACTATATTAATGCCGGGCCGAGCCTCACCAGTCCCACCGGTATCTACCTCAGTGAAATCATTTAAGTTGAATATAGCTTGTTGGTTTTGCTCTTTAGCTAGTTGCATGGCTTTTAATTTAGCTGGGCCCTTGCCACCAGATCTAGACTCTGTTATCAGCATTGTTACATCAACAAAGAATACACCCTCTTTATTTACCCAACCACCGAGCTTAAAGCCAGAATCTAATTCAAATAAATCATTAAGCCCCGGGCTTGCCTTTTTAGAGTTAGCTATAAATTCCTGTATGGTTGTCTGCACTTGCTCAGCTGTTATTTTTTTATGTGCCTGTGCCTTGTGAGATAACTCTGGGGTCACACCAACAGCCCAAGTATCCTCATTGACACTAGTGATTACCTCCCCTGTTTTAGGGTCATACGTAAACCCTCCGTTATCATTAATTGCATCGGCTATTTCTTGAGCTGTTTCGATCGTAATTTGCTGCGCTGTGCCTTCCACAGCAGGCTTGCCTTGGCCCTGGAGATCTTCTGTCCCGACCGAAAGGCCTCCATCCCCTTCTCCCTTACCTCTTCCATTATCTTCCAGTTTGGTGTTGCCATCTCGGTCCTCTCTTGTTAGTGCCGCTGCCTCAAAATCACTGATTGAATTAACATCTTCAACAAGCGCTTCGTTGTTAGCGTGTATGTTCTTTTCAAGCATCCATACCACGGCCTGTAACTCAGCCATAGTCCAGCTCTCTCCGGTCGCTTCATTGACATCTTCAAGCGCCCGGCTAAACGCATTTTTTATTACCTCTCGTGTGCCCTTATTATTAGGAGCTTCAATCCTAGATCGAACCTTCCTCCCTTTATTTGTAACCATCTCTGTCATAACACCTAAGTGCCTGACAGCCCAATACATCACCCATCTATCAATCACTAAGGCGTTAGATGAGCCAGTTATTGCGGCGTAAAATTCGCCAACCTTTGGCCCAAATATAAGGTGTCCTTTATTGCCCCCGACCATAGCACCGCTGGGTACTTTGCCGAATACATCTATAAATTCCTGTTTACTAACATCAGACCTCATTAACCATTGGTGCAGCTTACCAGCCCCCATCTCTTCAATGGCGCTCATAATCTTAGACATGGTAATATACATATCTTTACCTGACATACCACCAATAATTTTATCTTTTGAATTTAAAAGAACATCATTATTAGATTTGTTTTTACTAACCTTAAGCTCTCCCGCTTCAAGGTAGTGTTCCATAGCATCAAACGCGTTGTCGTAGTTCATTGCAACGCCAGTTTTTGTTGAGAAAACCGCAAGCATTATATCGAACAGGGCCATATTTTCCTGTTCGGCTAGTGCTGGCAAATCTTTAACCAACTGCTCTCTCATAGCGCTAATAGACTCACTATACCACTGCCTGAATTTAGCAACATCCAAGCCAAGCTCTTTTGCTTTTATAAGCACATCATGAATCGCAGCCTCATGCAACCTGTTCTCCGCCTGAGTTCGAGACCTCTTGCCCTTTTTCCTTATATCAATATTCTTAGAATACCCCATTTCACTCCGAGTATCAGAGCCGAGGGACTCAAACGCTTTAATCGCCGGAGAAATCTTGCTTGCCTCTACAGGTAAACCTATCTTGTCCGCGCCAACCCGGATGGCCGGGCCTCCGTAAGTAGCTATACCTCCCCCATACTTAAGATCAGCTGGTGGCTTAAGGAGGTCAAGGGTGTTAAGCTCGCTCAGGGCGTTAATGTCTCTCAAAAGTAAAGAATTGGCTGCCTGGTTATTTAGTGGGACCAGGATACCATAACCGCCGAACTCAGCCCTCATGCGCTCCCAAAAACCAGTGTCATGCATTTGCTCTGAAAGTGACTGATATGAAACCGTGACTATACCTGTAAGCTTTTGTTGAGGGTCAACATAGGCTATGGCAAAATCTTGCCCATCCAACCTTCCTTGATCCGCTAAATTTTCTAACTTTCCAACAATACCTTCGGCCGAGCGGGGCTTCTCTGGTATATCTATAAACTCAGCCAGGTCAGACTCAATATCTCCAGCTGCTTCGCTGCCTATTCCTGAGCTCAATAACCGATCAACCGAGCCCATTACCGATTTAATTCTAACTACAGTAAGATCGTTTCTAGCCATCTCGTAAACATCAAGGCTCTCTTCGCCTTGTAGACTATCCACGTCTTCTTTTACAGCAAGCGTGTCTTTTCGCAAGCGCTCCTTTTCTTGCTCCTGTCTAGTGTATGCATTAACTCGCGGGTCCTGCCCTGTTATAATATCACCCATCACTGAAAACATACCATGATTTATAGTAATGTCTGTTGATTTTATATTGGTTTGATTGAGCTTATTAAATTTACTTGTGAGTATCTGGATAGTTGCATGAGTTGTAAGGTCAGCGGTCGATGGCACAACCTCTGATGTGGGGTGGTTATGAAGAAATATAACCTCATCACAGGCTAGCGCTTTTGCATAATTCATTACATTTTTCACGGCTTCCTTGGCGCTCTCGCTATCCATATCTTCTGAAATTACAGTGGTAGACGCAGGGTCTCCAAATGTCCTATCTGTAGACATTAAAATCACACCATCTTTAACAAACAAAGTCCTGCCAACTTCAAAATTCCTGCTCCTCATCAACTCAGTAAGTAACACAAAATCCTTTCGGCCAGACTCTGTGCTTAAATCAACAGGTGCTCCGGTAAAATCAACTGTCAGCGCTTTATCATTCTTAATAATTCTATTTAGCCACACGATAAAGCCAAGCCCCTTAGCTTCATTTTTGGCCATTGTTAATGATTTTTGTCTCTCTTTGCCAGCCCTGTATTTCGCAGGATCTGAATACTCTTTATTCCACTTACTTTTTAAATTTTCTAAACCCTTAGACCCCTTGCCACCCAATACGAACTCAATAAATGATACGCCTCTTTTTTTAACTTGGCGTAACAAAGTCTTGGTTGATTTCACGGTTGGCGTTAGAGGCACTCGCGAGCTCTCGCCTTCGTTGATCTTGGAGGTGTGTAAATTAAGCCCTTTAGTTTTAACCTGATCTCTTATCTTATCGTTAAGTTTAAGAGTCCATCTAACAACACCGTCATCATTCTCGACTAGGCTAACCTCTGCACCATGTTTGTTTCCAAACTTCTTAAGCATACCCGGCAGGCGTGTGTTGTAGAATTTATCTAGTGAGTCCATAATCTTTATGGCCTCTCTACTAGAAAATATATTGTTTATATATCTAGCTCTAAGATTAGAAATTGCATCTAATGCCTTTTGCTTATCCCGGGAATAATAGTGCTTTGCAACTTCTTTTACGAAGTTTCGCTCTATCTGCTCAAAACCTGTAGCTATAGAGACCTCACCTCTATTATTATTTACAGCTTCAGCTATTGCGGTTTGTAGCCCAGCCTTAATCCATGAAGTTTTAAGCGCGGTTTCGTCTACTTTCTTATGAAGAGTCTTAAGAGTCTCATCAGCCCTTGCTATTCTCCTTAAGCTTTCCTTAAGCTCCGAGAATTCCTGTGACTTCATTAAGCGACTCGCAATATCCTGAACTGTATTCGTTTTGATTGTATCGCTAAAATCTATAGCGCTGTTATAGCCACTGTTTGCTGATAATATAACAGGAAAAGCTCTTTTAACCTCTTCATCTAGTTTATAAAAAGGGTCCCCGCCTTCCGTGTTTTTAGCCAGTTGCGCAAGACTTACGCCTTTGTCTTTGGCCGCCAGTAATGTCTTGACGGCATAAACCATCTTTGACATGAACGTTGCGTAGTAAACTTCTATGTCTCTCTCTCTCACCTCGTGACCCAGCCGCTGCTCTAGTGTGTCAATTAAAAACTGTTTAGGTACTTCTTTTCTTATATAGTTCTCAATGAGAGCATGAAGCTCACCTTTAAGTGTTTCTCTTTTAATTGTTTCACGATTAATTTCCTCCCTAGCTGATTCCAATTCTACGTCATGGTTTTTACCTTGATACCCAGCAGTTCTCCCTCTTTGGTGAACGTCGCTCTGGATCTCGTCGATCAAGAACGTTTCACTGTCTCCAACTATATCAGAGCCGCGAACAGTGAAGGCTATACCAGCCTCCCAGTAATGGTCCTCCTCTACAAAATAACTATCCTCATCAGTCACTAATATCTCTCTATAGTTAGCATAGTTTTCAGGGTTTTCTGACTTGCCCGATACACTATATTTCTTATGCCCATTATTTAAGAGATCGTCTTCTGGAGGGGTTGCTTTGCGAAGCCGCTTCCATTTCGCCTCTATCTCCTCATTTAAGGAATCAAGCTCTTGCTTTATTTTATTTATTTCGCCTATCTCGTGATCTGTGGCCCTACCCTCTTCGGCCTTCATCTCTAACTTGCTTATTTTTTCAGCTAGATTAGTATATTGCTTGACTTTAGATTTAATCGAAGCCTCTATCTCGTTTGCTTCTGCGGTCTTATCTTCTTTTTTTATAAAATGAAGACTAGGCGACTTATCCTTGAGCATCGTGAGCACATCGCCCTGCTCAACTTTACCTTTAGGATTTTCTTTTACCCACTCCTTGATTTTAAGGTCAGCAATCTCGCCAGCTGTTACGCCTTTAGCTTTCAAGAGCATAAAGACTTCACTACGAGACATCTTTTGGTGCATACTGTTTTCGATTACGCTTAGTGATTTTAATCTCATCCCCGGAAGGTCGGACTCGCTCGGTGTTTGCGGCTTGGTTGTTTTTGGCTTGGCTGGCCTGGATGTGCCTAGCGTCAGCTTTGACTTGCCTTTTGGAATAGCTACATATCCAGTGGCTTTGCCCTCGCCTTGACTAAGGAGCTCTGACGCTCTTGAATAACCATCAACAAGTTCACCATCTATTACGGTTATTGGTTGGCTTAGGCTTTCACTAGAGACATCCTCGCCCTTGTAGCGTGAGGCTAGCCCGCCATCTTTCTCTCTACTCTCGTGAGCGGCTTTAAAATCTGGATCTGTTTCTAGGAGTTTATTAAGGTCCACGCTTTCTTCTTTGTATTCCCTTGCGCTAACTCTCTTTTTCTCATACTCACTAAGTTTCATATCTTCGCCAGACTCATCGGTCTCACGAGACATCTCGTTTATATCATTAGCCACAGTTTCGCCAGAAATAGTCTCTCTGGTTTCACTAGCCTCGTTAGCTTTTTGTTTTAACTTTTCTGCTGGAGTGAGATCTTCCTTTTCAATCGCCTCCATTGGCTTTAACTCATCACGCCTCTGCGCCTCAATCTCCTCAACAGCCTCAGCCCATTGCTGCCACCCTGACATCTCTGGTTTGCCGCGCTCTTTATCTAGCTTAGCTTGCTCTTTTTCATAAAATGTCCTAGAGTCCCGCCAACCCTCTAAGCTGTTCTAGATGCCCTTGCCAAGTTTTTCATATATCTCCGCATACATCTCATGTGGGCCCGTACCCTCCGCGTTAAGCATACTAGCCATCTGGCCAGCTTCCATAAGGATCTCAGTTAAAGCCTCTACGGGTATAAGCTCAATATCATCAATATCAACTTTTATTTCACCGTCTTTAATAAGAGTGTCCAGAAACATCTCGCCTATTCTGGCTTGCTCCTGTGCCCTTTCGATCAAGCCCTGGATATCCTCTGGAGACAGACTGTCCCCTGATATCGAATTCGTGGCCTGTGACACATAGTGCATAACAGCACCTGGTCCGAAACCAACAGACGCTTCGTATAATACCTGGAGCGCGCTGAAGTCTGAGACCTTGCGACCGGTGGCAAATATAACATTAAGCTGTGATATCGCCGACTGCATACCCTCTTGACCAGCCTCTCTTAGCCCTGTCTTAGCTGCCTCTCTAGCGTTCCTTAAAGCCTTTTTAAAGGCCTTGCCTCGTATAGCCCCATTAGGACTAAAGTAATCAGGCATAAGGCCTGTTATAGCAAGGTTGGCCGCAAAAGTAGCAAATGACTTCATATACGCATCGTCAAATAAATCCTCTTTTAGCTTCGCCCATTCTGTGTTGCTATATTTGCTTCGATCATGCTTATTTAATTCTTCATGATATAGTTCTTCTAAAACTCCAGCCTGCTCCATAAGTGATTCACTGACCACTGATATAGTCTTACCCGTCTTAGCAGAAATGCTAGCAATGACCTGTGCGGTCATCCATTTCCCACCAAACTTAGTAAGCATCTTACCTATAACGAACTCACCGGCCAGTGCCGGGGTCATTATTACCGCCATAGATCCAAATGCTCCAATAGCATCCTGCACCCATTTGACAGCTCCAGATGATTCACCCATCCACTCATACTTAAGGCGAGTGTTTTGCATTGTCTCGAACGCTTGAAGTACGGACTCATCTTCCGTGAGCCCAACCTTATTGGCTAGGTATGTTGTTATGAATCTAAGCTGCTGTATACCCTCGTCTACGGATTTAGACAGTGGAGCCTTCAAGTTAGATGACATGATAGCTCGGTCCACGCTGTCGTCGCCGCTATCTAAATTATCAACACCATGAATCTTCTTAGGCTTAGCTTTCCACTTCTTATACATCTTAAGTCGGATACCTTCACGGTCGCCTATAGTCTTATCCCAACCCAACTTAGCTATGCCTCTCTTGTGTTCTGGCGGCGTAGCGTCGAATCCCCTATATGGGTATTTTGTCATTAGATCAGGGAACGCGCCAGCTTGTTTGTCTGGCATTCCATTTATTGTTATGAAAATATCTATCTCTGCAAGTTCACTTCTGTCGTTATCTTCTTCGTACTTAGTTCCTATTCTATGGACGAGTATATCTCTTCTTGATACAAGCTTGTTAGAAAGCTCTATAAAACTATCTTCACCCATAGCCTCAGGCCTGTACCCACCAAGATAAACGCTTCTTATTTGCTCGTCGCCTTCTCTCTTAAGACCTCTAACCGTTACGCCATATCTTTGTTGTATGCCATAGGTCACGTTTGATATTGGCAAGCCTATCCGATTAGATGCTTTTCTTTCAACGCTCTCCCGGTCGTTCATTTCATTAGATTGCTTTAGCCAAGAACTCTCATAGTCAAGCTCTTTCATTCCAATTTCATATGATATATTATATGCTCTTTTTTTAGTTTTGTATCCTTTAACTGCGGCCTCAATAGTGCTAAAGTTTGTCTTTATATCACCAATAACAGCGGCCTGTGCAGTCTCGGTTTGTCTTCTTACATATTCTTGCACTTCTTGCGGCGCGGCGGCTATGATCTTCTCTGCCATCTCTTGTGTTGTGATAGGCTCATCTAATATAGGCTTTAATGACTCAACTGGAGTTGTGCTCATAGACACAGCTGTTTCTTTATGCCTCTCTATTGCGCTAGCAAGATCAACCCGAGCAGGCTTGATCTCAGGAAGTTCTGTCTCAAGAATCTCTCTCATTGTTGGCCCTTGTTTAGGGAGCTCTATGTTATGCAGGTCTTCCATAGTAGGTTCAGGTGTTTTTACGTCTGTAGCTAAATCATTCAACTTGCTCATATTACTAACCTCCGTAAGGAATGCCGGTAATGAATGGCGATGTCGGCTGGTTCTTTTCCACCCAGCTCAACCATCTCTGTATTAAATCCGAAGCCGGGTATCTAGTTTTATTGACAGGGTCTATAAACACTTCGTTATAATAAACATAACCATCTATGTTTTCTATCTCTTTTACTATCTGCGGCATTCGATCTATTGGTATTTTTTCACCCTCAAACGAAACATCAGGGTATTTCATAACAGGATCGCCTATAACTTGTTCAAGAACCTCTGGGGCTGACAGACCTGCTATAATATAAGGTCTTGCAGCCTGCGTCCACGCTTTGTATTTTTCCATCTCTGCACCCTCGAAGTTTGCCTTGAAGTTTCCATCCATGCCTAGATTTACATCCCTCGCGCCAGCATGCCTAGCAAGCTCTGCGTTGACAGCGCTACCGGTTAGCCTTAACGAGGTGTTCCATCTCTCTATTGCTTGCTGTTCATCTTCTTGGCCTTTTATTTTTGCCATATACTTAGCGCGCATGATCTTACCTTGCTCATAGTAAGGGGCTAAGGAATCGTTTATAAAGTCCTGAGAGAAGCCGCTCTCAGCTCCGGCCTTTTGGGCGCCGATTAACCACTTACCAATTGTCTCAGGGTCATTGCTGAATGGTTCTAAGTTTTTAGAGAAGCCATCCGCGATCGCAGCTCTCCACTCTTGGCCGTGCTTGCCAAGCTCCATATTTGTCTGCTTGGCTTCCATGAACTCCATCTTGTCCATTTCCCAAGACATTTGATGCTTCTGTTGTGCCTCTGCGGACATGAAGCCGTGAAGGTTTTTTAATTCACCAGCACGCGCTTTCTTTTTATTTGCATACTCTGGATGTCTTTCAAAAAAATCCTTTTCACTAATATTAGTATTATACGCTTTTGTTTGATGGCTTATTGTGGTGTGATATTTATCATTACTTACGCGAGTTACTCCTTCAGGTAACTCTATGTCGCCCCCTTCATATATATCAGTATACTGTTTCAGTCTTTTTTTATCAGCATCACTAGCACCTGTGCCTATAAAACTTTCAAGCTCCGCAGGTGTAGCATGTAAATCCATAAGAAGATCAGCCCCGTCTATATAAAATGAGTCGCCGTACATAGCCTTACCTATCTTCATTTTACCTGAGATCTCATCTATATTAACCGGGCCATCGCCCTGGGTTAATTCCCAAATGCCATCCTGGTAATTTGATGCGGACTCCCATTCATCTAGATTAGCCGTAGCCTGGAGTCTGTTTTCTTTTGTCTGTGCCACCTTAAGCTTCTTCCGAGCTAAGGCTGTAGCCCTGCCCCTTTCGGCCCCGGCCGCTATTCCTGCAAATATATTAGTCATCAGTTACCCCTTATTTAAACAAGCCAGATAGAAAATCATTAGCCTTACTACCCCATTTGCTATCTGGATCAGTAAGTGAACTCATAGCCATACCCAACATATCCCCAGTGGAGGTGTCTGGGGCTGTCTGGGTCATCGTGCCGCTTGACGTGCCTGACGTAGAACCAGCTCTCGCCTGTTCTATCCCGCTAAACATTTGTTGGCTTGCGCCTAAGTTAGCCCTATAGTTTGCCATCTCACCAAGGGCCATTTGCCCGGCCTGCGTCTTGGCTTGTAGTGTGCCCATACCTAGCGCTTGTTGTGTTTGTCCAAATAAGCTGCCCCTCATTGCCGCAGAAGACGATCCACCACCCATACCCCTAGCCAAAAGACTGGTTTGTTGAGCCGCGCTTTGCCGCCTGTGTTGTTGGCCAAGGCTAGCCTCGAGAGAAGCCTGAAGCTCCGCACCTATCTGGTCGCGCCTAGCGTCCATCGCGCCCGGCTGTAACATCGCCATATTATCCATAGACATACGCTGAGCTGCGCCGTAACGCGTTTTCTCGTCTGCCGTCATCGCTCTTACTTGCTGTGATGTTGATGATGATGATGTACCTGTAGTCACATCACCGCCGCCACTCAACCCGCCGCCCGCAGCACCTATAACAGCCCCAGCAGGCCCACCGGTCAAGAAGCCAGAAACCCCACCCATTAAAGCCTTGCCAAAACTAAAACCCATTACTGCTCACCGTCCATATCTTTTGTCTCACCTGTTTTTGGAATTGCCTGCTCACCCTTGAGTAACCCAAGCACGAAAATATCTTCTGGGTTTTTCTTTTCAAATTTAATCATTTGTCTAATTCTGCCTTCGTGTCTAAACCCACAAGCCTTTAGCGCTTTTTTTGTGCGCCCGCGGCTCTCAGGTATAAAAGCTGTTAGCCTTCTAACGCCCAAGGTATTGAAGGCCTGTCCCCAAATAGGTTCCATAGCCTCAATAAGTTTATCGTTATACCCACCCCTGAAGTGCTGTGGGTGTGGAATCATTTCAATAGTGGCCGTGTTGCCTTCAAGGACATCACAGATAATAAATATTGCCAGCTCTTCATTGCCCTCTGTAAGCCTCATAGCTACCGCTGTCTTCTCTAAGTGTTGATATTTAGCCACGGCGTGATCAGGGCTGTCAGGGACGAGCCTGTGGTGCTTAGCGAGCTCGTAGTATTGTATTGCTGTCATATCCTTAATCTCTTCTAGCTTCCACTTCATTATCGTAGTCCTTTTCGTCTGATCTCCGGTTTCCACCCATCGACACGAAATCCTTTTTCGCTATCGTCGTTTATTTTTAATCTCATTAAGTATCCAGTGCCTTCAACTTGATATCTTTTAATTGTTGACGTGTTTGTGTCCCACTTCGCTTGGTCCCATATAGCGCTATCCCATGCCCCGGGAACATGTTCACCCAGTGAGCCAAGGCCATCTAAGACAGATCGCCACTCCTCAACAAAATCCCAGGCCAATGATATTTCTAATATATCACTATCTGAGTCAGCCGCAAACACATCCAACCATAACAGGCGTTTTCTTAGCTCACTGCCGCCAATATCAAGCCATTTAGTTGTATAGTGAGCTGAGATAGGAGCGTCATCGTCTGTTATACTGCCGTCAGCCACCCCAAGTCGCCCATCATTTATTAATAAATACACTTGTGATTTAGAGGCCCCGTCCACATTGGCGTTCACTGCATCTCTGCATTCACACATAGTGCCTGACCACCTAGTCCATCGCGGTTTACCGTCATAATAAAACACGAACGCGGACGTGTTGGCTGGTGCTGCATTTTCTGGTACAAACCAAACAACCCTAGCATTATCAGCATCATGGTAGCCACAAATTTCAGTCATAGTGTTCTTAGTTAAAGATTCAGTTAGCCCGCGAATATCTTTATCTATTTTATTTTGGGCTAGATCACCATGTCTTTGTACTGCCGACAGAGAGTGAACCCCGTCCTCAGACCAAAACAACAGGTCATTGCCAACCTGAATAATTGATTTAGCTGAAATACAGCCAACTGGATAGCTATGTGCTAATCCAAAAGTAGACCCTAGATCACCAGTATATACAAGGGTGTGCCTTTCTTTGAATACAATTAAGTACCCAAGAAGCTCACGAACGGCAACCACTCTGTCACCATCAGAGCGCATGGCGTGAAAGAACCCGCCGTCTAAAGGACTGTCTTCAATGCTAAATAAACCACCAGTCTCTACTCCATTTATGCCGCTCTTTAGGAAGTTCCATGGTACGCCAAGCTCAGAGTAGTCAACACGCGATGGCTCTTCGTCAAAGCCCCACGCTATTAATCTCTCTGTTGTGCCCTGGCCCGCAAGGATAAACCCTTCTGGCGGATCGTCCCCCCAATCCCTTGCTTCATAAGGAGTATTTTCGTCTCCATAAACTCCACTATCCGCACCGTTAGGTATGCCTCTAATCCCATCTTCGTTAGGAACTCCATTTCCGTCCTCTGTACCATAAACCCCAAAGACCATGTTTCTTAATTTAGTGTCTGTTGGCGGTGAAAACCCACGCTCGCCACCCCAGTCAACCCAGGGGGTGTCTACGCCGTTAGCTATATATACCGCCTCACCTACCTCGGTATCATCCGATAAGTCTGACGGAGTTTCAAGGGTATTAAGATCAACAAGATACCTAGCTATAGCGGTTTGATATTTAGCCCCAGGCGTAACTGTAGTTTCTGTTATATCCATAGCCGCCCAGTCCGCCCCGTACTTACGCCTATAAAAAACACCATTTTTCACTGCATATAAAAACGACGCTGAATCTATCGGTTTATTCAGGTGAAACAAACCATCACTGCTGCCTGTGCCAGTTAACCCACTTACATCAATATTGCTAAATCCCTTGCGTTTACTCACTGAGCCATACGGGTGTAAATCTACATTATTAAGAGCCGGTGAGCTTTCATCACCAATGGCTATTGGAGTGCTATATGTATCCAACCCGCCAAAGTTTAACGGCTCACTGATCGGTATTTTTTCTTCATAGCCCATTACAACGCCCTCATCCTATTGACGGTACGCGTGGTTTTCTTGTCCATAGTGACAGCTTTCTGCAATTGAGCCATTGCCCTTTGCTCCGTCGCTTGCCAGTCACTAAACTCCATATACTGTTTATAGTACGCGTTGGCTAAGTTATGGTGTATTCGCCACATAGGCTTAGGCATATCAATAGCGTCAGAGTCCCCATAGAGATCCTGCGCTGTCTTGTAGTAGCCGCCAACAATAGAGCCTAACTGTTTATCTATATACTCCGCGTCTGGCCTCGGAACAAGGCCGAGATGGCCAGCCCACACAGTATAGAGTTTTGGTGAACCCAGGTAGTCCGTACTGCTCGTAGCGTCTATAATTAAACTTAAATCAATCCCAGAGTCCGCCGGGTAGTGTCTCATGTGCGGATATTTATCACATAGGTCGTGATAAGAAATTCCATCGATCTGAGATGTCGCGTCCTTAAATGGTATATCAACAGCCATCTCCCCAAAATCACCTGGGACTAGATACCACATAACGCCCTCCGTTAACTCTATTGGCCACCACTTAAAGCGCCACTGCCATTGGGTCTGCGCATAGATCTCATCCTGTGCGTCATTGACGGCCTGGACAGCCTTCTGTACCGACCCTGAAGCCCCAACTACCGTGGTTGGCTCTGGATGCCCGTTTGCTGTAAGTATACGCCTAACAGCCGTAAGAAGCGTTCTTGGCTCTATTGATTGTTCAACTATTATCCCCATAATTGCTCCTTAATTAGTTTCATTGCTGAGCTTATACCATACACCGTCATAGCTGATAAGGCTCACAGTGTCATATTGATCTAAAATCACATCACCACCAAGTTCAAACTCGACTTGATTGTTAGCAAGCGTTACTATGTATGAATCTGAGATATTCAGTAACTGTAAGACTCGGCCATCTTCGTGACCAACAGTGCTTACCACCACAAGATTATCCGTAGGATCACATACAATTAACCCGTAGCCAGTGGTGTCTAAATCATATAGTGCGCCCTCGTCTGTGATTAGTTTGTTTCGCGTAGAGAGAGTAGAGTTCCACTCATCGCCATCGTTAAATCTAAGAGCTTCAGTTGTGCCACTGTAGAACATGTAGCCGGATGAACCCTCGTCAGCATCGTCAGCATCGTTTCCGGAGGATTCCCCAAACCTGTGATCTACGGCCGATATTAGGCCGTCTTCGATATTGTCAGGGTCTGTGTGAATAGGGCTCATCCAAATAAGCCCGCCGCCATAAAGCTCTACCCCTGTCTGGAATCCGTTAAAGCCACGAGCCGCTATAGATGGCGACCATATCGTTGACCTGTTATCAACTTCAAATATAGTTCGCGTCTGGTCCCCCCATACTGCGGCGCTTAACTGCGTACCGCCAGAAAACCTTTTATAATCCTTAAGCTCTAAATGCGAACCAGAAAACGGTAGGCCAACGCCACCTATAATCTCGCTCTCGGCGGCTAAATCATGCAGGTTGTATATGCCATGCACGCCTTTTAGCGTCATAGAGTGAGCACTTTTATTGCCAGGGCGAATATTATTATCTATGGTTGGCCCGAAATCCAATAATTCAGTGTCGCCGTTGGTCATTCCCTCGTACCTGTTGTTTATATAGAAATTTCCAGACACCGCGTCAGCCGTGCCAAATGAGCCACACTCTCTTATTGCGGCAGGGCCATCAACATTTGGCCTATTTGATTCAATACTAATATCATGGAAACGGTTGTTGTTTATTGTCCATCCACACCTGTTGTCTGGTGAAAGGTAGAGAGCTCTACCTGCATCATCGTAATCAGGGTAGTTCCCATGCGTTGAGCCTGAATATGCTATAGACCCACCGTCGAAATTATTTTCATTAACCCAACCACTCGATGTGTTTGGGAGGAGTCTTATGCCATTTCTGCAATCAACCACCCTTGGTGAAATAATTGTGTTATAGGCATTACCAAAACCCGAGGCTGGTGCTTTAGCCCAATAAACCTCGGTGATCTTATTTGTGTCAAATGCAGACATTGAATCCACTGTGCTTAGTGTTACAACGCCATTGCTTACACTCTCAACAGTTAGCGCGTTTGTTGTTTCGCTACAAATAAAATCATCCCACTCATTGTCACCTTCATGGCCTGAGGCCATAGCTAGTTGATGAAATTCTATAACATCACCATTGCCTAACCTTTCCCAGAAGGAATATACCCCAGTATCTGTTAACTCTAATTCATAGTCACCCGTTCTACTTATTGTCCCTGTACCAAAAGCTACATCGTCGTCACCATGCCACGCCGCCATAAGTATGCCAGTGTAGCCACCATAACACTCAACGTTTTCTATATAGCCGTGCGTTAGATTAATCAACCTAAGACAGTCAGACCCATACGAGCCCCACTGTGTTGTGTATTCATTATCATCATCTATCTGATGGTTCGCAGTACTGTAATATCGGTAATACCCGCCGATAAGAGTAATGTTTCTAGCATAATAATACCCAGCCTTACCTATAGTAAACACAGGCATTCTTGACGACACTCCTGGATCTGAGTCCTCGTATCGTATAAACTCAGCGCCGGTTGCGTCTATAAAGACATGCGGATTAGATGGGTCTACGTTCTCAACTTTTATACCAACACCGTCGACTCGATAATGACCTGGTGGGATTATAATATCAACACCGTTATGCACCCCAGCAAAAGATATAATCTCAGCTATAGCTGCGTTCATCGCCTCAGTGCATGGCACAACTCCAGTGTTGTCTATTGTCGCGAAGTCCATTACATTATAGGTTGTTGAAGATATAAGCCTCGTGGCGTAAGCGCTGTAATAATGTTCACTAATAACACCAACCACTTTATTATCTTGTACTTTATATCCATCGTTAATATTATCACCGCTTGATACATAAACGTAGCCAGAAGCAGCTGAATTAATAGCCTCATCACTATCATCAATTAAATTATTTCTTATGGTTCCATGATGATTGAGGTCTGTTGCGTTAAGGTAAAACGCCCAAACTGTGTCCTCTTCTCCTGCAACAATATCAGCTATCGTGTTGCCTGAAACGATGAGTGGGCCTACCTCCCTTACATAAACACCGCACGCCTGTGAGTCTTTCATTATGTTATCAGACACTACACCGCCATCGCAATATCGCATTGTGATCGCCCCATAAGACACTACATTATCATGATCACCGAGCTCAGTATCTCCGCCACCTATAATAGTATTACCAGACACTACAATATTTTTTGCCCCGTGTGGGAAAACTGTCAAATTGACAGCATCTCCGCCAGTGATTATACCCCTAGCTTCATATTCTATTCCTTCAGATAGGGAAGCGTTTCCGGTTACATCAATTATGTTGCCCTCTATAAAAATGTTTTCCATTATTTGGTTCGTAACATAGTCTCTAGCTCCCAATTGAGCCATAATGCCTGTTTGACAATTCTCTATTACGTTATTTAATATATGAACATTCTTGCCACCGTGAATGTCAATACCTTCCCAAAGAGGGTTATTCTTGAATACATTATTTGTAATCCAGTAATTTTCAACATAATCCACGTCATCTGGGTCGTTTTGTTCGTCATGCCCACTCAGAAGTAGATATACAGCGGTCCCTTCAAACTCGGTTACGGTATTAGTGTCAAATACACAATTGTCTACAAAGACGTTTTTATTGTCACAATACACAGCCATGCCTGAATATCCCATATTTTGGAAAAGGGTATCCTGGACATACACATTCATGCAATCTTCTATCTTAAATCCAGAGACCCCCTGAATGTCGACAAACTCACATTTCTCTATCGTTATATCTTTTACATATGCGGCAGTGATGCAGCTCCTTAATTTGTTAACGTTTGAAACCCAGTTAACTTGAGGAATGCCGTTAGTAAAAGTTATGTCTCTAAATGAAATATTTTCTACATAAGAGCCGGCGTTGATTTCGCCTATCTCTATAAGAGGATTATCGCCTAACCCCCCAACCCCTTCAAAATCGTCAATAATAGACGCACCAGCCCCTTCACCTGAAAGGGTTATATTGCTAACCATTATATTTATTGTACTTGAGATAAGGAATGTACCGGCCGGAATATAAACTTCCCCCCCACCCGCTGCCCCACAAGCGTCTATCGCCGCTTGAATCGCTGCAGAGTCATCTATACCATCATCAGCTATAGCGCCAAAGTCTAAAATATTATATGTGCTGCTGGGACTGACGAGGTATGATATAGTTACATCCTCAAGAGTATAATCAACAACTCCTGGACGGGACACCGCTATATCATAAATACCGGCATTTATATAGAAATCAAATTGGCCATTAGTGGCCGACAGGATGGGGTTGGTTTTAACACCTTTAGTTTGGCTCCCGCTGTTATACAGGGTTGCTAGGTCGGTTGTGCCCGCCAAATAGACAGTTATTGTCGCACCAGCAACAGCGTCGCCTCTAATGTTTTGTACGGTGTCTATATAGTGCGGATAATACGCACCACACACAGCTATTGGTAAGACCAGTAGTAGTACCGATAATAGTATCTTCTTAAACATTTCTGCCCTTCTTTAGGCAGAATCCCTCACAGACACACTGAATCTTTGCACTCTTCTAACAACAGTCTTGGCCTGATGAGGCCCCCCAAGAGCTTTAGTGTTGTCGGTGGATGTCTCGTCATGACCAGCACCTGTCAATGCAGTTGCAACCTCTGGCGGAACATCAACCCACACGCCAACCTTTACACTCCTTGAGCCGTCATGGCTCTGAGCATAGACCCTGTCAGGGGTGCTGTCGTTAGCTGAAATCATAATACATTTCCACTTTGGATTGTATCGACCATCTGGCATTATGCATTTGTGTCCATCTTTGCCCGGCTCAGGATTCTCGCCCGAGGCCTCTTTAGCCTCAGATTTAGTTTCACTTAATGGAGCGCCCTTAAGTCGGGCCTCTCGCTCTTCTCGTGTTTCTTGTGTCATGTGATTCTCCTGGGTTTGCGCCCCACGGCGGGTTGATTATTGGGGGTGAGCGCCCCAAATAAATGAAGCGCTCGAGATTTCATCTATCAGCATATCGGCTAATAGATAATACCTGTATTGGCTATGCCTTCACCGCACACTCTAGGCGACACATCCAAGCGTCGTTTAGAATCTTAGCAGTGGTTGCGGCTTTCCAGCCAATAGTGTTGCGTTGGTTCAATGGGTCAGTTGGCCCACCAGCGCGGTGAATTATAGTCTTAGTAGCCCCACCCTGTAGAGGGATGATGCCATAAGCGTCACGAGCAAAAATAAGAACAGAATAAACATCATTAAGGTTATCTGTTTGCTTGTAGCCAACAGTTGCTTCAGATGATGAACCGGCGCTTACTTTTGCGTTTGTTGAAGTAATGAAACGAATGTTACGGTATTTACCGATCTCATTTGACATTGCACCAGTGTGAGCCGCGTAGCGCTCTACCGGGATAAAGTCAGTACCAACATTAAAGTCGGCATCGTTATAGAAGTCGTGAACCATATCTGGATGGATAATAGCCCAGTAAGACTTCGCAATTGGAGCAGTACCAATTTTGTTAGTACCGGCAACCATTGGGGTGAAGTGCTTAGCGTTAGCTGAATCGAGCAATCTAATTGCCCAGTCTAACCCCACTGGATGGATATGGCCAGCAATAGCCTCGTCTGGGCCTGTTGACGCTGTAACTTCCCCATCTCCTGTCATCCCGCCAAAATTAGTTCCGCCACATAGAATATCTCTATGAATAGAGTCAATGGTTTCGCCCATATTCTCGCCCATAAGGCTAACGGTTTCGCTAATCACTGGATCAACATGGGTAAGGTCAACCATGTCAGTCACTGTAACAAAGTTACCATACTGGTTAATGGTTGCAGCGAGATCTGTTTTAGATAGCGCTGTGCCATCCGGAGTAACACCCTCAGAAAGAGGTGTGGTCACCTGGTCAAGGCTTTCATATCTACGGAATAACATTGATTTACCACTCCGATTTGGCAAAGTCTTAGTTTGTCCAAATTGTTGGTGTAGTAATTCAGGAAGTGCACGCGCCAGTAGCTGGCGATTATATACTGCCTCTGTGGCTAATTGAGTCCAACCAGCACCTAGAGTTACCGTGGTTTCTGCCATTTTGATTATCTCCTAATCGAGTAAAGAGTCAACCTCTGAATAGTTTGATGGCTCTTCCGAACCACCCTGAGCCTTCATAAACTCAGCGAACTGTTCATCGGTCATGTTGTTAATAAAGGAAGGATCAATCCCGCCCTCGTTACGACCGTGACTCTGTGCCCTGCCAGGCCTACCCTCAAGATGCGCCCTGCCAGCGAAGTCTCCACCGCTTCCGGTTGTACCCTCGGCTTTTACCATTTGAGCCAAAGCTACAGCCCCCGCGGGGGTATCAAACAACGCCTGCTGATCCTGTGGTAACTGGTTGAACTTGTCACGAATGTTTGGCAGTAAATCGGTAATCCCTGGCATTACATCCTCCAGCTGTTGGAATTGCTGCGTGAGCTCGTTCTCTTTCAAGAGAGGATTAACGCGGCCCTCTAATTCCTTCATCCGTTGATTAATAATTGGGTCTACCAGCTTGGCAACATCTTCATCGATCTCAACTTCAGGCTCGTTGTTTTCTGGGGCCGAACCTTGACTTGATAGAACCTGTTCCATCAGCCTGTCGTTTCTAGCCTCAGCAGCGAGTAGCCTCTCGTTGACCTCGTCAAAGCGATCTTTAGGTATAGACTGTGCGTCTTCACCTTGCGGATTGTTTAAATTGTCCAAGTTATTCATGCCATACTCCCGTGTTTTACGCCCTCGGCGGGCGGGTTGTGTGACACGCAGAGAAGAATTACTCTGTACGCGTCTTTATCCAGGTGATGACCTGTTTCAACGCTGAGCGTTGGCCATCATGAAAAGCTCTCTGGAAAGCCCATTCGGGCCCCGTTGGCCTTTCTGTATCATCTGCAAGCTCACACTGAAGCTCAATAAACTTCATTAGCTCAGCGAAAGCTGGGTTATTGCTGATCCGGCGGAGCTCCGCCTTCATTTCCTGTTTGTTCAGTTCCATCTCCGGAATCTAGCCCCTGTTGCTGGTTTTCGCCAGGAGAAATTAACATCTTGTCAGCATCTCTAAACCCGTGCTCCTCATAGATCTTTTTCAAAAGATACGGCACATTAATACTTTGCACCAGCATTGGGTTTGAGGTGGTAATCTGTAGGAACATAAGCATCTGCTGTATTCTTTTATCTTGTTCAGCCATGTGCTTTGAGCCTGAGATTATTAAATCCCATTTGCGACGGACATCTTCTGGATTAATTTTCTTCCAGTCAATAACCCCGCCCTGTGTAACTTTAACAATTTCTTCGTTGTCCATGTACTGTTGAGTGAATTGTAATTGTAACTCAATTACCTTCCTCAATGAGGTTTCCTCAATATGCATAGCAATTTCATTTAGATTAGATCCTGTAACCCCAGCAGACTGAGAAACCTCAGTGGCTGATCTGGCGTAGTGTTGATTAGAAAATTGTGACGATGCTCGCGTGATCTGCTGGAACTCAGACTTGATCTGGCCAAGATCAGACATCGCTAACTGTAAGCCGCTCAAGTCTTTTTGTACAGGCTGCAGATTATTTAAGTTGCCAACCAAGTGTACAACACCAGGGCCCGACTCTTCATTTGGATCAATTACGCCGTCATCAACGGCCTTCATTTCAGGATTAATAGCAAACGCAACAGCATCAACCATTTGATTGGCCCGCACGTTAGCTAAGTCCTGCACCCCTAGAGCGGGCTCTATTAGCCCCGTCCCGTAGATCTGCCCAGGTACTTCAATCAGTGTTGACAGCTGGCGAGGCAGGTCCCCACTCCAGAGGTGGCTAGGCTCGAACCTTATCAGGTGCTTACGGTTAGCAACTACAGCCACATAGTTTTCGTAGATTTTATTCTCTTCGTGGGTGTCGCCACCGCCAGCCCCTCCAGGGATCTCAAATGTCCCCCAGAACTCAAGCAGCTCAACCTGTGATTTATCAGGCAGTTGGAGGCCAAAAGCAGATGCCCTTGCCTCTTCTTTATTATCAGAGCCCTTGGCCCCGCGCCTTTGACCGTCGTGTATTGCATCTAAGTTGTCGTAGATCTTATACCCGGTCTCGTCAGGCTTATTTAGTTTTTTAAGGTGTGCCTTAGAGCGCCAAATTCTTTGAGCCCTTAAAGCTGATCCAGGGTCAGAGGCGTGCGGGTCTTGAACATAATCAAATATATCACCAACCATAAACTCAGGCCCTGCAAATACTTTATCAATCGAGACAGGCGGCCGCTTAGGCATCTCAACACGAGGAGGCATTGGTTGAGGAGCCCCTAGCTTTTTGGCTTGCGCAGCCACCTGTTCATATTCTTCCATTGCCTTTTTATACTCACTAAAAATCAGCTTCTGGTCGTCCATCCAAGCCTTAACATCATTCAGATACTTGGGATAGTCAACCGCATAATCAATGCGCCAATTCATAGACCAGGGACAGTTACCTGTTATAATTAGCTGTTTTACCAGCCTTTTATACTCAGGAGTAAATCCCATCTGACGGTGCTGCCACTTTAAAAATAATTCAATATCAGCGGCAGTCTCATCGTCCATCATATCCATGCCAACCCTGCCAGGCTGGACAGATAACCACTCATCGCCAGGGAAAAGCATCGCTGACAGCTGACTGTGTAATGTTTCTACAGCGTCGAATGTTAGGCCCATGTATCTGTGAGATCGACCCTCAGACTGAGCCTTAGCGGTCCAGTCATCGGTATGGTGCGACATGTAGGCATAAATACAATCCAGCCATACGTCTTCTTTGTCAGCCCTCTGGGACTTTAAATCCTCATATTGCTGAACTAAATAATTAGCAACACGTGTTTTCTGTATTCCTTTTTCTATCATCTAAAACCCTCCGAACTTTGTCGTGTGCTTTTTACGGTGAATCCGATTAGCACGGCGCATTTGAGCGTGTCTCATTCTCTCTTCTTTAGAATAGACCTTCTTAGCCAACAACCCTCTCAGCGCGTCATATGCGTGATCCTCTGAGTCCGTATCTATATCCTCCGGATTAGACCGGGACAAAGGTATCGCAGGCAAAGTCCTTATTAAGTTATGACATCTTTCCATTATTTTCAAGCGCGAAGTTCCGTTGATCACTTTTAGCCAATCATGAACGATCTGTTTCTGATTTACTCGAGAGCCAGGGCCCTTAGGCCAGGCCTGCCAATTCATAGACGCTCCGCCCAGCCTATCATACACTGAGGGCTGGTCATCCATCTTTGCCCAACACTGGCCATCTAAATAAGAAATATCACACCAGACATTATTGGTCGCTTCTATAGACTCTATCTTATCTCTTACAACCGTTGCCGGCTCTTCAGACCCCTCATTAGGCTTGTCTTTCATGCCATACAGCTCATTCCAAATAATAATATCACCGTCATAGTTAGAATAGGCCCATAAAACACAGTAAGGCTTAACAAAACCCCAGTCACACGCCTTCCACACAGGAACCCCTTTGGGTAGCTCATGATTAGGAATAATATGAACCGCAGGAGAAAACTCTCCAAACGCCTGACCCGCAAAAATATTCCAATCCCCATCCTTTAATGCGCGGCGGGTAACGGGATCGGAAATCATGTCCAACCTTAACTCGTAACCAGGGTCGGCGCTTACTAAGATCTTGTTATCAGATAACTTAGCAGGTATAAATACCCTTAACTCTCCAGTAATTTCATCCGAAATAGGGGTCATTGGAGTGGTGGGATCTATAAACCTACCCTTTACCCAGGCATGCCCAACACCACCAGGGTTAGTCGTAGCCCTAACATAGCATGGCGCACCTGTTGCTGATCTAAGTCGTGAAAACATATAAGTATAACAGTAGTCGTCAGGCCACTGGGTTAACTCATCCCAACCAATCCAACTGTACTGGTGACCCTGATAGTTCTCTACATCCATATTTTTTTCTAAAAATCTTAATTTTAATGTAGCACCGGAAGGAAAATTCCATTGGTGATTTGCTTTATTGTACGATTTAACACCATAAATAGGCCCCCATATCTGTAACGCCCTTTGCTCAATCTCCTGCAACTGGGGAAAGGTTCGCCTAAATATAATACCACGCCAACCAGCGCCATAACGATCTATACCTGACGAAAAATCGCCAATTAAAGCATCCGTCTTGCCACCACCTGCCGCACCACCATATAAAACCTCCGGCAAGGGACAGCTTACAAAAGCCTCTTGAGGCCCCTCTTGGGGCTTCCACGCTATCTGGCTCTTACCTAACTTCATTGTACCTCCAGGTGCACTGTCCTAAAAAGAGGACACTCTAGTATCCAACAAATACCCCAATGGATAGTATAACTACCCACTCTACCCATACTTAACAGAGCTTCTCATGTCACCAAGAAGCCTGGACTCCGCCTGGATCACGCTAGGCAACCTGCCAGGGTCTGGCTGATCTGTATAATTAGGAACAGAACTGATATGCCTCTTACCACCACCAAGAGCCGCTATAGCCCAATCGCCGGTCTCCTTCTGACTATAAGACTCCGGCTTGCCCGCTGCCGCCTGCATAGGAGGACTATAACTACCAACATTAGCGGACGGGCCAATGCCAACCATCGAGCCCCCACCAAAACCACCACCACTAAAATTCATTGAACCCTGCAACATAACATCCCTTACGGCCTTGCCAACCGCGTCACCCACAGCTGAATTCTGTGCGTTCTGAGCCGCCTGAAAACCAGAACCACCTATAGGCTGAGGTTGAGCCACAGGGACCTGCCTCTTCTCCTGCGCCCTAGACATCATCCTGTTAAACATTGGAGAACCATTACCACGCAACTTAGCCGACTGGCCCTGCTTGCCAGGGGTAGGTCTCAAATTACCATACTGAGGCTGCTGACTCAACATCCTCCTACCTAACTGGGGCATACTATTTAATTTACCGGGGGCACTAGGAAGCATTGAGAGCGCTCCACCAGTAGCCATCGACCCAGCACGACCCATACTACTAAAAAATCCCATAGAAACAATCCTCAAAAGCCTGAGAGAGTGTCACCCCTCTACCATGTCCTTGATTAAGATGATATGGTAAACACCATCATCATCAGCTACTATAATATACTCACTCTCCCCGCGTACGAAAGGTAAATTTTTTCTTAGGGGGGTAGATAAAATTGTGTGAGGGGGCATGATAAGAGGGATGTGGGAGGCACCGAGACCCCCCACCTCCCCCTCAAACCCATCCAGCGCGTGTGGCACTGGGCTGATGCTATCAACATCAACACCAAAGTCTATCAGTACACCCATAGCTTCAGGTTCTACCTTTGCTGAAACAGGTCGTCTTTTATTTCCAGCGGTTGTGCCCGACATATACTCTCCTCTACTCTTCTCTTCTCTTCTCTGAGTCAGCATTTGTGTGCAAAGTGCTTGCATGTTGCTAGCATGTTGCAAGCATGTTGCTAGCATGTTGCTAGCACTCTGCAAGCATTACTTACAGGGCAACAACTTAGCCCTTCACGTTCAACTTCAACCACTGCTCAACTGAGTTCTTTTCCGGAACAACTATCACAGCCTGCACCACTTGAGCCTGGGCATCCTTGTCCAACCCTGCTATCTGACGATCAAGCTTGAGCAGTCTCTCATGAACAGCCGTAAGATCTGCCAAAGCTCTTGCCGTACCAGCCTTACCAGCTCCTAGTTCAGGGTCAAGCTTAGCTCTCTCTAACAACGTCCACATCGTCTTCTGGCGGGCCTTATGGTCATCTACGATTAATTGGTTAGACTTACGGGCAATTGCCCTGCTGTTAGCGTCTATGAGGGCCTCGGGGGTTAAGTTAAGTGCTTCAGGTGAAGGGGATTGTCCATCGTTTGGAATATCACACTGTCCACTATTTAGGACACTTTCAGGCTGTGGTATAAAAACTATCGGTTCTGGTCCATCACCGTTATTAACCTTACAGGCCTTCCAGCGCTCTTTATGGATCTTATTCGACAATGTGCGGGGTTTTATACCTACCTGTTTTGCTATCCAAGCGGGTTTTCTGCCTGCGACATATAGCGATCTTGCCATCTTCCATTGTTCTGTTGTATACTTTGACACGGCTCCTCTTTTCTCTTTTCTTTTTCATTAATCTTGTTTTTTTTACCCTTTTAAAGTAGTTGTTCTTCAGCCACTTAGCAAGTAAGTTGAAATTAAGTGCAAAATAGTTGAAACTTTTACTTGACATTTTCGTTCTATTCGCGTAGCCTATAGATTATAGATAACAGATTAGTTGTTATCATCACGGCTCTTTCGAGGGTCACCACTAGGAGGACAGAATGTTTACGATGAAGGCTGGAGCGACAAATGTTCCAATAGGTAAAATGAACGGACACGATTATGTGATGAAGTCAATGCTTGATGCATTGGAGCAGATTGGTAGTGCGGCGGGTGGTCTCGATTATCGCCTATCAGAAAGAAGCCCTATTAAGCTTGGTGGAGTAGAATTTTCAGAAGATGAGGTTAAGAAAATGGTCTTGGCCTACACTAGACTGGAGGAAGCTAGGGTGCTTGTTTATAAGGCTATCCTTTCAACTGAAAAGATAAACTTGGGCTACACTCTCTAAAACTTAATAAGGAGACAGTAAAATGAACTTCTACAAATGCAAAACTAAATACTGCGACTACAATCACAGGCAGCTGCTTTCAGTCGAGTGTGTTCCAGCTGGGCTTAGAATTGAAAGACTTTCACTTGTAAATTCTTTTCATAAAATGCCACAGCATCTTGAGGCAAAAGTAAACTCAATAATAGAGCAATACGAAGATGGGGTTGGCGAAATTGAAGTGGT